TTTTAGATCTAGTGGTAGTATTTGCTAAATTAGCAATAGGTTTTGGGGGTAAGATTGTATTTTGTTTTTTAACGGCATTTGTAGGAGGCATCGGAGCACGTGGAGGATTAGGGTGAGAGGATACTGGTTTAGGTTTTTTAGCAAGTAATTCATTAACCACAATTTTATTAGAGTTTTTTTTAGCTAATACGGTTCTTCGATGATTTACAACCTTTTTATCGCTAATGTTTTTTGAAAATAAATGAGAAACATCATGTTTTTCTGGGGGAGCGTCTAAAGGATTATTTCCTGACGTATCGTTCAGATTTTCCATTTATATCTTAATAATATATAAATGAAAGTTTTTGTCATCAATGCATATCCCGAAAGGAGAAATAAATATGATGATAGATATACAATGTTCCCAGCAGTCTTGGCTAAAGATGTGACAGAATCTGATTGTAATAAATATTCCTTTTATTGGAATATATCATCTAAACTACGAAACAATATTGTAGCATGTAGTATGAGTCATAAAAAATGTTTACAAAATATAATTGATAATAAATTGAATCAAATACTTATCATTGAAGATGATGCTGTAATAGATTTTAATCGTTTAGATGAATTAAAAGAATATAAAGATTTTACATATATAGGAGGAGACATACGTCCACCATTATTAAAGGATGATAAAGAGTTTGACAAGCAAATGATAAATAAACAAGTTGGATTAAACCAAATTGATACAGATAGATTTGTAATACTTGGATGCTTTGGTATGTATCTTCCCCGATGGGAAATCGCAGAAATGATAATAAATAATATTCCTGTGAATCCGAAGGAAAAGGCTATTGACGTTGAGATGAAGAAATTACAAAAGAAGGGATTAATTAATTACTTTCATTATCCAGCGATCTCAACATTATATTTGGAAGATGCAGTGAGTGGATTCTCGGCACCACAAATGAAGAAACTGACAACATTTTCTCATTATTAAAAAAAAAAATTTATGGTTTTAAATTAAAATAAATTATAACAATAAAATGAGTTATTCACCACCTGATTCCATGAACTCGGCTACGAAGACAACTGGAGATCCAATGCCCACACCAACTGCTATTCCTGATCTTGTAAGGATTGGAACGATCCCGACAAATACGGCTATTTCAATTGACACGGATATTCTTGATCCGGTTGTGAACACGGACAGCTTTTGTCGCTTTCAGTTCCAAAATAAGGGGATTTTACATTCTCACTCAAAGATTACTTTAAGATTTGATAAGCAGGCGAATCGTGCATTTGCTCCGATTAATGTTGGTATTCACTCGGTTGTTGAGCGATGCCGTCTGTTGGTTGGAACGAAGACTATTTCAGAGATTGATGATTTTAATCATTACATGGCTTACAAGTCTGCCTTCATGTCTAATGAACATCAAAAGGAACGCGAACAGGTCACGAGCGGTCGTATGATTGCTCATGAAGTATATTACGATAATGGTTCAAATGTGAGTGGAGCTGGTCAGTCTAATACGTCTGCATCATTTATTGGACTTGATACTGGAATGAATGTATCGTGCACGGCCTCGGGCGAAGTTGCCTCTACCCAATCTGATTTAGTTGCTCGTCCATACCAAGTTACAAACTCTGCTTTTGGCGGACCTGAATATCAGATAGCTCTTGCGGATCTGTTTCCATTCCTTTATTCTAATCAGCTTCCTCTTTACATGATGACAGAGCCTGTCACGGTAGAAATTACATTTGCTGCTCCGGCGAAAAGACGTTTATGTGTCACGAGTGGAGGATCCGCAGAATTGTTTAAGTTTGATCTAACTGCGACGAAGCTTGTTGCTGATTATCAGTATTTCCCACAGGAAATTATGGAGCAGTATGCGGCTGCTAATCGCGACATGACTTTCTCTTATGTTGATTACAGACTCGCAAAAAGGACAGTAAGTGTTAATGAAGCAGCTGGATCCGAAAAGGCAATTCCTCAGCAGATCATGAACATTGGTGCTGCTGGTCGTATTTGTTCTAAAGTGGTTGCTCTATTATCAAATGATCAGACGGCACCTGAAGCAACTCTTTTGAATCTATACAACAGTGCGGGAGCTCCCTCAGATTATGCATCAATTTCTAATGTCCGCTCCAACGGAACAACGACAACCAACATCAAATACAATAATGTGTTTTTGTATCCGGTTGATATTGATAATCCTTGCAGACACTTTTACCAGGTCACTCAGGCTGAAGGCATGGTTCCGTTTGTCACGCGTGATGAGTATTCAGATGCTGGTAATCTTTTAACTCCAACAACGTTTGAAGGTGGTGAACAGAATAAAGTAGAAGGTCTTAAAAATAACTTCTTTATCCAATCTTATCATCTAAATCGTGCTGAAAGAATTAATAGTCGCGGGATTGAATATTATTTCCAGTATAGTAAGCTCGCAAATCGTCAAGGTGTTTCAACTGATTCATACACGATGCGAACTTATGTTGAACTATTAAAGACGGCTACGCTCCGCGATGGTGTTATGGAAACGTTCTTTGCATGAGTAAATCAATAATATATTTTTCTAACTTAATATTAATATATATTCAATAATAAATTGAGTATGTCCGAATATACAGATACAATTCTTTTGGAGTGTAATCGGAAACAAAGTCCTGAATATTTATCCAAGATTAATCCTGGTAATCCTGCACAATGGACGAATAATCTTGGATCGGGTGTTAAATTAGATATTGGAGATGAAATATCTGTGCATTCAGCTTACATGTCTGCGGTTGGTAATGAAGCCGCTACAATTGAAATAAAGGGAAGAACTGCGAGGAATAATTTAGAAGTAGGTCAAGTGGTTAATTTATCAGATACAATAAAAACGAAAACAACAAATGATCCTTCAATCGGTGATATTTTATATACATATACACCAACAACAATTCAAAAGGAAATAAGTGATTTTGAGATTAATTTAGTTCACTCTTATTATAAAACAACCAACGGAGAATATTATTATACATTACCGAGACAATGGACTCATCAAGGAGGATTTCCTTGGCGAGATGGTGCTCGGATATGGAATCAATACACTAACGCCTCAACATGTCAGATGCCCGCGAATGTTTATCGTTATGCTGACGATTATGTTCAGAACATTAATTATCAAGGACAGGGCGACGGCACTATACCATACAACGGTTCTTATAATCATTTTGAAACTGAGAACTTAACTCAAATAAATAATGATGGTTCAAGATATACATTATTTGTAAATGATTACATCAGCAATAGTTTTGACAATGGATCTTTAGTAGGACATCGTGATCCTGCTTTATTTACTTATCACTGGTATAAACGAGCTCATACATATACAATAAAAAAAGGATTTAATAGTCCGGCAAATGTCGCTGCAGATTTTACAGATCAAATGGCGGACGTTCGTGAAATTGATCGCTATCAACAGGCTTCCACAACATTAAATGATAAAAAAAATCGTAATTTTGATTTAACAGTAAAAAGTAGAATGAATGAACCATTCCCTTGTGCTTTTGGTCTTGGAACTGCCGACCATGCGGCACAGTTATATACGAGTGGAGGTGGTAAGCCTGACTTTCAATCAGCATTTGCTGGAGCAGTAGATATAAAAACTGTAGCAGCCACAGGTGCTGGTGCACCATATCCTATTGACATATTTGCGTCTCAAAATTGGTTGGCTGTGGAGACCAAGGCTATGTATGACGCGGTTTTGGTCGGAATGTTTGTCGTGTTAGATGGTCCTGGAACTGGAACTGGTGCGGGAGATGCTCAGAATTTATTAGGACGTCAAGTAGTTGATAAAGCAGAGTTTATAAACGGAGGAAAAACCGGATATATTATTTATTTTGATACAACAATTGAATCACGAACATTAAAGTTCGTAAACGCCGGATATGCTCTTAACTTTCGTGATCAATATAGAACTTATGAAAATTATCATCAAGCATGTTATGCGACGATTGGATTTAAACGTCCTGAGATTCAAGAGTATGGTCGTAGATTAGACAATGAAAGTGGATTTGGGACGACTCCTCAGTTTTCCATAGATGGATCATTTAGTGTATATGAGACGACTACAACACCATTAAGTGCGAGTAATGTAATTAAAACGACATTAGACTGGAATGATAAAAACTTATTATTATTAAAAGATTTTTTTGATCAACAGAAAGTTTATCCGGAACTTTTTGACACGTCTAAGATGTCAACAGATCAGGTGGGATTGATAAGCGAGCCAGCGACATTAAGTGTTGATAATTCAAGATTTCTTCACATGAATATTGGTAATTCAGATTTTGTGAATCAGTATATCACAGTTCCAACTGTATCGGGATCATTTCAAGTGACTCTGAATTCGGGAGCCAATGTAGAACAAGGTATGGTATTGATTGAGGATACATCGGGTCCTGATCTTAGTAATACCTTTCCAATTGATTTCTCTGATGCAAATGAACGACTTGCTGAAAGGACATATATTGAAAATGTTTCAGGTAATGTTATAACGATGTCAAGACCTGCGAATGTTATATCTAATACTGGAGCGATACTCGGTGCGTTAAGATTTACAAATAAAAAGCTTGGTTTTGATAGATATTCGGGAACATCACAACTTCATACTTCAGGTGCTTTGTTTTTTGATTACAATAAAGATCGTGCCGAACTGAATAGTGGAGAAGGAAGAACACCTGATCCATACGAAACATTAAGATACGGATTTGGTATTAGAACTCCCGAAGATAAAATAGGATTTTATTTCGGACAATTTAGAAATGGGATTCCCTCCAAGTGGACTGATGTAGGACAACTCACTGCAAATCTAAGACAGTTGGGTTTTGACAAGCATTTTAATGCTTATGGAACGGCAGCGATTAATTTATACAATGGTCTTGCTGGAAGATATGGAATGAACTTTAGTGGCGTGGAACAAGGTAAAATGTATAAAACATATCAGGATCGTAATGATTTAGAAGGCGAGCCCAAGTCGGGCTTCATTGCTGGTCCTGGACTCATCACCTCCACAAATATAGTATCTTCATATTCATTAATGAACTTTACTTCTAATGCTTTGATGAATGAGATATATTGTGGAGCAAATGATCCGGCTTTAAGTTTTGATCCAAATCAATCTCGTTTTCTTTTTGAAAGATTACATACGCCCGAGACAGTTGGAACAAGTGCTTCATTCATTAATGCTTCAAGCACTGTCACTGATGCAGAAGCAATATGTTATAAAGTTAATAAAAGATTATCACGATTAAATTGGAGTCCTAATTTTAGTCCATATGCTCATAATTTAGCAAGTGATGAACGTATAGTGTTAGATCAGAATATTATTCCTTATAGTATAATGGATGCGAGAAGTGGAGTCTTTTTTGAAAGTTATGGATGTGATGAGGCGAATTGGGCTCAATCACTTTGGACTTTATTGGGATTTAGTTACTCTCAATTACATCAAACACAAGATAATCGCTTGGTAAGATATAATGATATTAAATTAACATGTTCTACACCTACGACAAACGCATTAATTCAAACCACCGACTTGTTTCAATGGGATAAAGCTGGAAATGGATTCAAATCGTTTCAGCCCGAGGCTATTCCTTATCCTCAATATGATGGAGTGTCAACCAACGGACTCCCTCCGGACGGATCGGCACCACCTATTAAAAATTCAACATTATTGGGATATCAAGTGTTCCCACAAGTTGTTCAGAATTGTTCATCAACTGGAATCATTGCTGAGAATCTACCGCGAAAAATGATCTCTCCGATCTACTTAGTAAAAAGTGATTTATTATCTCCAAGTTATATCGGTGGTCCGGAGTCATCCGCGAAACTCCCTGTGATTGCAGTCGTGCCCAAATCATCAGGATATGGCGATTTTTACAATGGAGGAGAAGATACAGTATTTACAAATACGATCCCCCGAACTGTCCAAAATATCCATACAGCGATTGCAGATGCAGACGGCACTAACAGTCGCTTGGATGATGGTTCATGTGTTATTTATAAGATAGTAAAAACAAGGCAAAGTAATAGTCAAGTATTTCAAGATATTATTAATCCACCCAAAAAATAAATTGTCATGATAAGTTTTTTATATTTGAAATATTAAATATGCCCGTGAATATGACTCCTGGTCCGAACATGGTTTTGTTAAATAGAATCTTACAAAATCAGGAGATGATGATTGCAAAGATGAATGGGTTGAAAGACGACATGACTAAGTTGGAATTGACGACGAATAATTTACTCTGTAAGAATAATATTCAGAAACAGCGGATTGAATTGATGGAAAGTAAAATTGATGAGTTCATTAGACCAAAAGGTTGGATTTTCTAAATTTGAAACTTTTATTAAGATTTAGGTAAATATATTGTTTAACAATAAAAATGATGACTATTTGGGATGGTCTATCTTGGCTTCAGGAAATGGATTATGATGCATGGTTGATGTTGATGAAATATATTGAACCAATCATACAGATGCGACAACTTCATCCTGTTATTCGTCGTGATAAATGGTTCAATAAAACTATTCATAAAAAATATGGTGAATGGGTCGCACCTAATCGTTTTGGAAATTATAAAGTGAAATATTCTTTAGAAGATATTGAGAGAAAAAAACCTATGTCAGCATTTTATGTTAGATATTTAAATCACAAGTGGGACTTTGCCCATGACGATTGGTCTGAAAAAGAGCAGCCGATAAATCTTCATGGAATAATGATTTATTCATTGGGGACTCACTACCGCGGATGGGCAGAGGATACTCGTATTTCGCTTGATAATCAGACGAAAGATGAGATATTTGATGCGATCAAAGATAATGTTAAAGTTTATAAATCGTGGAGCAAACCTAAACTGATTAAGGCATTATTGTCCCATTAACATTTATCCATCTTCTCCCTCAGGTAGTAAACCATACTCATGCGACCTGTTCCTTTTAATGGATTATTGCAATGAGCTTCATGTGGATTGAATATCAGTAGATCTCCTTGATCTATATTTACAGCAACATCATATTCGGGGAAGATTAATTCTCCCCCTGTAAACTCGCCACATTTTTTTATTGTGAAGCAAGTTAGTCCTTTTTTACAATCTCCTTTGTCTTGATGACATGCTGTTCTAAAATCATGATTTAATGTAATCGTTGAGAAATTAGTTTTTGGAATTGTAAAATCATCTGGAGACTTTTCATAAATATCGTATTGGTTCAACCATTTGTCAGGAAAGTAATTGAAATAATGATCACTAATATTTTCACATAATGGGAATATTGTCTGATACTCTTTTAGATTCTTTTTAGTCCAATACGTTAAGCGACATGGATGTTGAGGAGATTTATCAAATCCGCCTACCGCTAAAGACGCGACCGTGTTAGACCTTGCCCGTTTAGAAATGCGACCATCATTATATTTAAAAAAATTAGAAGACGATCCTTCGGTAATAACATTTCCTTTACGGTCAACAAGATCGGTTGGATATGCTTTCCAGCCTGTTTTTCCTTTTTGTAATCCTGCAACGGTTGTTTTACCAGCTGCGTTTCCTCTGTTCGCAGAATCCATCTTTGAGAGTTTAACTAATTTTTTGTCAAAGTTGTATAGGTTTTGGTTTATGATATTCTTTTTTAGAGATAGAATTATTTCACCTGTTTTTTTATCATAAATATCAATATCGTTGTTATAGATGTTTGTGCATTCATAGAATGATCCTAATTCTACTTCTTTTGTTTTTTCAAGGTAAAGTTCCATGTTATTATATAAAAA